AAGACGGCTTTGATGCCATCATAACTAATACTTCTACAGGTGCTGTTACTAACACAATGTCTATGGAAACTTATGTAGCAACTATAACAGTTGCTGATGGGGCTACCACAGGCAAAGAGTCTGCTATTGGTATCCCTTCTAATTTTATTCCAATGGGCGTGATGGTAGCTGTTACTGGAGCGGCCTCTAATGCTGTTAATTTGAACGACATAGGCACAGACGCTGATACAGATGGATTTGTAGACGGTATTTCTGCCGCAGTGAACTCAACAGGGTTTAAAGGGTTTTTCCCTTGTAACGGTGTTTTAGGAATGTCGGGGGGAACCACCACGGCGGCGACAGCTACAGCCGACGAGGTTGAGATTGTTCTTTCCGGAGATCCCGGAGCAGACACCACTGTTGTCATGAAATTCTTTGGGCTATCTAGTTCTTCTGACGCATCTTAATTAGGAGGTCAATATGGCTGATGCCGTTACAAGTCAAACTATTCAGGATGGCGACAGAACAGCAATAATGAAGTTTACAAATGTTTCTGACGGTTCTGGAGAAAGTGCCGTGACAAAAGTAGACGTAAGTGCTTTACAAACTAGCTCGTATAACCAAACGTGTACGGGCGTAGCTATTGAGCGTATCTGGTGGCAGTGCATAGGTATGCGAGTGCAAATGCTGTGGGATGCTACTTCTAATGTTATTTGCCTAGAGTTAGGAGAGAACCAAAGTGGAGACAGTGATTTTTCCACCTTTGGTGGCTTACCAAATAACTCGGGAAGTGGTAAAACAGGTGATCTTTTGTTTACCACGGTAGGACACACTAGCGGCGATAGCTATAGCATAGTTTTACAGCTAAATAAGAGCTTTACTTAATACATGGCTAGTACAAAAGATGTAAAAAGAACCCCCTCGGGTAGATTAACCTACCGAGGGGAAACTTTTAGTGGCTATAACAAGCCTAAACGCACCCCTAACGCTAAGAAAAAATCAGCAGTGTTGGCTAAAAAAGGCGATCAAGTAAAGCTGGTGCGGTTTGGCGATCCTAATATGACTATTAAAAAAGACCAACCGGGACGTAGAAAAAGTTTTAGAGCTCGACACAGTTGCGATACTGCTAAAGATAAGTTTTCTGCTCGTTATTGGTCTTGTAAGGCATGGTGATGTAATGGCTATAAACCGTGGTTCAATAAAAACACTCATTGAAAAACCACCGTCTAAAAAACGTAAGAAAACCAAGAAAACCAAGAAAATCCCTGAAAAGTATTTAGCTGGATTATCTGCCGCAGAAAAAGCTAAAAGAAAAAAGGAAATTTTAAAGAACGCAAAAAAATCTTCCAAAGATCCTTCTGCGTATGCTTTTGCTACGGATCGTACCCCTTCGGGTAAACTTAGAAAAACCAAAACATCTAAACACACCAAAGCCTACCGAAAAATGTATGGCTAAAACAAGGAGCACTTGATGTCGTTAAGCGAAAAAGTAACAAAAGCCCTTGCAAAAAAAGCTGAGGCGGCTCGTAAAAAAGGTAAAAAGGTAACTACGGGTCAACTTAAGCGGGTTTATAAAAAAGGACTTGCGGCGTACCGCACGGGGCACCGTCCTGGAACTACCCCTAACCAATGGGCTATGGCAAGAGTAAACAGTGTATTAACTGGTGGTAAAGCCGCCAAAGTAGATGCACATATTTTTGGGAAAGGTAAAAAGAAAAAGGACACAGCCTAATGCCATACTTAACGAGTAACATACCCCATTTTAATTGTTGGGTACGCAAAGAATTTACACATAACCACGAGCAATATCACGGGGAGTTTTTACACGCTATAGCGTTTGCCATAAATACCATACCCGATCGGTGTTTGAGTTTTCAGGTGGTATTTACGGGGTGTGAAACAGATTTAGACGATAGTTTGGAAAACGTACATGGCGGGGCAATGTGGGCAAGACTGCCCATAACCGCATTAGTAGCCGACGCTCCCCTAGAACAGATGCCCGACCGTATGGTTACGCACCTTGTTCAGCCGTGGGATTGCAGTTCGCACTACCATTCTATTGTAAAATTTGATAGAGTGAGTTCAAGCCCGTGGATTTGCAAAATCGATGGAGAGTTTTATACTGGTCGATACATGTTTACGGTGGATTACACGGAGTCGCAAATATCGGATGACCCCGCTCAGCATAAACAAAGTCATGTTCTACAGCTAACCGACGCTGGAGAGTGGACAGGCAACATTGTAGCGTTGCCAAACAACAGGGTAAGGGCGACCTCCCCTGCAATGTGGGAAACTGGCGAAGGAGCACCTGATTTTAAACCTAGCCAGTGGTTAATGAACGCCGAAAGTGATGACAGTTATATGGATCCTTCGGTTACTTTTAATAACTTATATGCAGAGGAAAAATCAAATGGCAGGAAAAAGAAGCAAAAACGGTAGTCGCATGAAGGCAATGGGCGGCGGTATGAAAAGTAAAAAC